TAATCACAGAATCCAGTTCATGGAAAGTCATGTTATTGACTTCGTCCACAATCACGTAACAATTATTCATGGTAATACCGCGAATAAATGATGTCGAGATAAACTCAATCGCATTCTTCTGTTTCAAGATCTCATACGCATCAGACCGATCAAACAGTTCGGTACAGATGGCGTAATAAGGTGCCTCATAAACTTTCATCTTTTCTTTCTGATTGCCAGGAAGAAATCCCATATCTCGTGTTGGTACTACTGATCTTACAATGTAAATCTTATTTTGTACACCTGTATTTGACATGAGTGCATCAATAGTTTTAGAAAGAGCGATAAAGGTTTTACCGGTACCAGCCATACCGTGTAACATCAAATGTTTTCCGTCATCGAAGGCATCAAACGCAATGCGTTGATTCTCTGTGAGTGGATTTACGTGTTTTAAATTAAAGTTTTGAGTCTTAAATGTCAGTCCTTCTTGCGGGTCACCATTTTGTCTGGCGATTCTTTTTTCTCTTTTTGTTAAACGCGACTGGTTGTTATATTCCACTAGCTATCCTTATTTTTTATTGCGAGCTTTACTGACTGCCTCTCTGATCTTCGTACTTTTAATATCTTTATCACCGTGTTGTTGACCGAGTGGGGAGTGTGGATTGGCATTACCGATTCTATTGAGTAGATCATTAAATCCCGAATCAGTTTTATGTGTCACACCTGCGATTCCTGATATAAAATGAGGTGCGCCTATAATCTCTTCGATCTCGGGATTCTCGTCAAGGAAATCTCTTTTTTGTTGATAGTTAAAGAATTCCTCAAAAACTTCTCCGGTTTCTTTGAGTCTAAATTCATAGATAGGCATTAATAATCTTCATCTTCTATCATATCTAAGAGAGTGCTTTTTGTTTTAGAACGAAGGGCAGCACGAAGCCTCTTCTCAGTAAGACGCTGGCGATTATCATATGAGGTGTTTTTTGAATCGTCAAATTCTTCATTATATTTTCGAAAGCGCTTAACCGTGTTGCTCATTTGGAATTAACCCTGGAAAAGCTTCGTTGATTGTTGCGACGTTCAGTCCTTCGACTTTCTTATCTTTGACGGCGATTAAGAGTTCGGCATCTTTTGGATGAAGAGATTCGAGAAGACCGATAAAAAGGTTTTCGCGATGAGCTTGTTTGATATCTGGGCGATTACCGGCAAGATAAAGAGGCAGTGTACGCGCCTCATTATAAAGTCTTCCTTCAGTGTCGAGTACTTCACTCGGCTTATAAGGAGGAGCTCCTTCTGGTAGCCACCATCCTACGTTCGGATGGAATGCCAATTCAAGGATATACCGAAGCGTTTCATTGTCATACTGGCGTAAGATAGAAACCTTTGTTGATACATCTTTTGCTTCCTTGACTAAATCAAGGATCTCTGCGATTGCTAATGTTCTTTGCATATTAAAACTCGTTGACGCTTTCTAATAGGAGTTTAAGACGACGTTCGATAAAGTAGTTGAAGAGTTTGTCTCTTCCTTTACCAGCTTGCTGCTCGTACTGCACGAGCACTTCCTTCTTAATATCAGGAGGAATGAAGTTGAGATCAACGAGCTGCTGATTACGAAGATAACCGCGCAGCATATTCTCGTCACAGAATTCCTTCGGATCTGCATCGAGCCATTGATCTAATTTTTTCTGACTAATAGGTTTCTGCCTGGCACCGACAACGAACGTGTCATCAGCTGACAAGAAGTTAGGAACACCGTCGCCAGTGTCACCGCGCATGATATGTTCTTTCATGAACTTATCGACATCGTTTGTCTTGCGCCACTTCTTCTGTACAGGATCAAACTGCTGTACGTTCATGTAAGCTTGTAGCTGCACAAAGTCCTTATCACCAGAAAGAATCAAGATCTTCTCGTTGGTATTACCATACGTTTGTGCAAGCGTGCCGATGATATCATCGGCTTCGGCTCCGTCGACGCGAAGTACTCGATAAGGAAAGTAATCCTTGAGTTCATCGCGAACCTTATTCAAAGACTCGAATACAGAAGTCCAATTGATCTCAGACTTTTCGCGATTCTTGCGGCGATTAGCCTTGTAGTAAGGAAAGATTTGTCGGCGCCAGTTATTACCAGCATCGCACGCAATAATCATCTCGCCGAACTCATTCTTAAACTTGACATTATAAGCTCTCACAGAATTGAGAACCATATGACGTAAAAGATCTTCTTCGATATCTGCATTCGTGTGGTTTCCAAGTTGTATCATTAGATTGGAAATCATAACCTGTGAAAGGTCCATAATAATCATTTCAATTTCTCACTCTTCATCTGGTAAATTATACGTGTATTCAATACTATTGTCTTCATTGTATCTAAATTCAAATATGGTGTCAGACATATTATGAAATGGATGCTCAAGATTATACTGCCGATGTAACAATCCTTTGATGCTTTCCATGACTAAGGCAACATCTTTTACATATTTATCGTCATTGATATCTACGCCATACGCTCCGAACATATTAATTATATCAGGAATCATATCATTCATCACAGCCGTCACATGATCTTTTCGAGTCTGAGTTACCTTATCATGAATTTCGTCCAAGTTCTGAGGCGGCGCATCGTCTCGTTTGAAACCTGGAAATACGATTACATTGTCCGTCATTTAATAACCCTTAGTAGAATAGTGTCTTGATTGATTCTGCCATTCGGCTTTGACTCCACTGTTTTAATCTCGTCCATCAACTTGCGTAAGCTAACTTTACCAGCGCCAAGTAGTGCTTGTATCGAAGCTTCTGGTTTGCGTAAGCCTTTGCTCATAGAGGTTTCGACATCATATCCAATCAGCGTAGTGCCTTTTACTTGGATTCCAGCTGGACCAACTGAGTCATAGCGACTGAGTTTTTTGTATTTGGTATTGTAAGTCCATAGCTGTGTACATCCTACTAACTCTGTTGGATGGACAGAAACAATCTTAAGTGAAGGCTCTTCCTTCTGGTATTTAAGGTTCTTTACCAGATCAACTGCAGACTTCGCCTTCTTCTCACGAGGCTTACGAACTTTTGTCACCTTCTTGTTATTGACATAACGTTCGATGTCAGCAAAGAAGCTGTGCCAAAAATTAATCCAAAACTTCAGACGTTTACCAAATGCTTCTTGAACTTGCTCATCATTCGACATGATCTCTTCGTATTGAGGACGATAATAGTCTGATATGATGTTTAAGATCTGAGCATTCAGTTCGTTCGCTTGACAAAAGGTGTACATCGAGAATGCCTTGCCTTCCATCACAAGGTCGAGTTCTTCTTCGATATTGGTAATGATCATCTGCGCCTTATCGCGAACGCGGGCTTGAATATCAACGACAGCCTTGACAGCGACAGCTTCTTCGTCTTCTTCGACAATCTGACTTGCAAGCTTTAGCAAATCTTTTACACCATTATCGAAGTAGTCCATATTCTCTTTTGGAAGTTCATTACCATTCAAGAGAATACGAGCGATATTGCCAAGAGTTTTCGAAATCCTCCACTTTGGTAACTTGCGCAAGAGAGCAAGCTCATTCTTTGTATAGCTACGCTTGGCATAAGTGAAGAACCAGTCACGTGACTGATCATCAGATGCCATGTAATTATACCAATTCAAGGCGTTGGAAAATCCTGAGATTACGACAGGCTCGGATCCATAGGCTTTGTCATCAATCGACTTGATTGCCGACCGAGAGATTTGTTTTGGTTTCGCTTTCACCTTAATGACCACACTTATCTCCTATAGTTTCTTCTTGCATTATTCAATCTACTACAGTTTCGATAATTTGTACATGTTTATTTTCATAGGTCGATTTTATAATTAAAAATTGGTCCAGCTTTAGGCGTATATTGTGTTGCATCTGGTTCCCAACCAGGAGTTCCAACGACTGGTGTCCACTTTTTGTCGACATGTTCCTTCTTCACATAAGACCACTTACGAGGAGTTTCCATTGCCGTTTCCATACCATACTCGAGCAACTGATCGTGGATCGCATCATGTTCGTACATCTCTACGTCATCAAAGACGAAGACAGCTCCAGGATCTGATCGTTCAAGGAAAAACGCAATCTCGGTATCAAGCGCTTCGAGCGTATGAGGACCATCGAAGTGCACTACGCTGTACTTATTAAGAATGCTTTTATTCTCTGCATAGATAGGAACACCGTCTGCATAGCGATTAAAGAACTCTGTATCTTCGAGGTTGAACATGTAGAAATTCACATTCTTCTGACGACAATACAGATACATATTGATCATGCAGATGTCGCGCATTTCATTGTTATAGTCGCAACGCCCTTCCTTAAAGATCTCATCGCGATAGTATTCGATGTTACCGTACGGATCGATACCAAAGACCGGTTTTGCAGGAGTTTGATCACTCTCAACAAGACCGTCGATGATAAACTTTAAACCTCCGCCGAGGCGAACACCAACTTCAACTGCTGCGCCTTCTACTCCTTTTGATCGAATAGCTGCATCGGTGAGTACTTCGTAGTTTGCACTGTCTGTGCCGAATTGAGCCTGAATTTGATGAATTGATACTGGTTGCTCTGACATTATATAGTTACCTTATTTTTGCTTCGAATATATTTAGCAATCATATGCATAATGGCTTGATGGACGTCTTCTGCTGCTTCGTATTCTTGAATGTCAACGTGCAAAGAAATATCTGCAAGTTGAGTACATTTATTATCTGATTTAAATCCTGACAATGCAATAGTCTTCATATTCAAAGACTTAGCAGTCTCAATTGCCTTCACAACGTTTGGAGAATTGCCACTCGAAGAGATGGCTACGAGTACATCGTCTTCTTGACCAAGCGCTTCGAGTTGAAACGAATAGACATCGTCATAGCTGATATCATTGGAGATGGCAGTCATGAGTGGAATATTTGCGGCTAGCGAGATGACCCGTGGTCGTAATCCGCCTTGCTTGCAACCTTTGGTATAGTCGCATGCCCAATGCTGAGCGATCGAAGCAGAAGCACCATTACCAATCGTATAGATGTTATTTCGATTATTGGAAATGCTGGTCATCCAAATGAGTTCGGCGGCTTTCTTAAATTCTTCTTGATCAATGCTAGCAAAGCCGATATTAATCAGGCCGAGGTGATCAAGTATAATATCAGTCTCTATAGACAACTTTTGCTCCTTCATGTGAGATGCCTACATCGAGGCATATTCTATCTGAGAATTCTTGGCGAATTGCGCTCTTTGAATCTGTGAGTGCTAACATGTATCCGCCTCCTCCTGCACCAAGCAGTTTAGATCCGAGTGCTCCTGCAGATTGGCATCGATCATACATACTATCTATCTCTTCTGAAGAGATGCCTTCAGTCATCTGTTTCTTTAACATCCACGCAGAGTTTAATAATCCACCATATTCGTTGATATTCACGCGTTGTGTACTCTGCATCTTTGCCATATCTGCGAGTTGGCGAATAACGAATGTCTTGGCTTCAAAGTTGATCTTATCAAGAATCTTTGCTGCATGATGTTCGATATTAGTTGGAATCAAAATCATATAGTTTTCGATACTATTCGAATCAAGCCGCTTGACATCTACACGACCATTACCAAGTTCATTAGCATACTCAATGTAATTCATACCACCAAATGCAGATGCAAACTGATCTTGCATACCGATCTTCCAACCACATAAGTCAATCTCGATATGACAAGCAGTTTTCGCAAGGCCATATGGATTGACGTATTCATAACCAAGATAGGCAGACAAAGCCTTGATCAAGGCACAAGTAAAGGCAGACGATCCACCAAGACCGTTACCGATCGTAGGAATGTCTGCGAATGAAGTGATCTCGATGTTGGATTTAATGCCGAAGAACTTGAGCGCGTTACGAACGATCTCGTTCTGAATGTCTTCGACGTCTGTGACGCACTCAAGCTTTGAGTAAGACACTTTAATGTGGTCGTGTGGTGTATGCATGACTGCTACATAGACATAATTGTCGATAGCCGTTGAGATGGTTGCTCCACCCCATGTTGCAAAGTGAGTGGGGATATCGCTACCCCCACCGAAAAAACTAACTCTGAGTGGTGCCTTGGCCAATATCACGGTGTTGTTCCTTTAACGAAGCGATGAGTCCCTTCCACTTGGGAATGACAGAATCCCAACCGAAGCGAGTGTCTGCATATGCTTTGACGAATGACATCATGTTAGTCATATCGTTGTTTTGCATATTTTCAATAGCATACATGAGAGTGTGTGCGAAGATGTTAGCATGGAGGTTCTGATTTTCATGATCACCATCATACTGAACGGTCAAACCTCCTGAAGTATCGGCCAATGCAGAGAAGTTAGGATGTACTGCCATACAACCAGCGGACATGGCTTCAATCAAAGAACGACAAGAAGTTTCAGGCCAGATACAAGGATATGCAAAGATGTGCGCGCGCTGATATGCAGCTCGAACAGTCTCTTGATCTGTCCATCCATGGTAGTTGATCTGTGGGTGCTCCTTCATCCGATCGAAGATAGGCTTGTACGCTTCGTCGCGTCCCTGCCATCCAGGACCATAGATACCGAACGAAGAAAACACGTCTAGCTCAATATTGGGGTATTTTTCGGCAAGAGCACAAAAGACAGGAACCAGAATCTCCAATCCGCGATGAGGCGTGGATGTATAAATGAGGCGTATCTTGTCCTTTGGTTTGTCAACGAGTGGAATAGGCTCGACGCCTGTTTCGATAACTGTTGAATGATTGCTATATGGAATTCCAAGATAGTCACGATATTGTTGATACTGCCAGTTCGAGCTGAAGACCAACTTTTGAAAGCGAGCTCGACTAGTCGGATCTTGAAGATGTGCAGCTTCCGGATCACCGGCGAGATCATGTAAATGATAGATCTTAATTCGGTTAGGATCGAGGTCGCGGACGCGAGCAGTGATAATTTGGACACCATCGAGTTCATCACTTGATAGTCGATGGAAGAGATTTCGAGTGGTAAGTTCTGTTCCGCCATTCGATTCCTTATTGAGTTCATTTAATTCAATTCGTTCTTGATTATTCATCTTCAAATCCTGGAAAGATCGATCGGTCTGCAATTGCAAAGAAATCCTTATCACTGATAGCCTTGTCATCGATCCATATATCGTATGACGGTTTTCCGACTCGAACTTCGTGAAACTTGCAGTCCCAATCATTTAGTTGTTGTGTAGTGAGTTCAGTCCAGTCGATGCCCGATCCTGAACCACGAGCAGTCCAATACTTAATAGTATGACCTTGATCGTATAGTTTATTTATCTCTTCAATACGCTGCCTAAATGGGATGGAAAGTTCATATCGATGCTTTCCATCCATAAAAGGAGTCAGACAGATAGTCTGATCAATATCGACCATGTAGATCACTCGACGTGTACTATACTAAAGCCGAGAATCGAGTCGTAACGGAATGAACGCCATCCCTTATTTTCGAGATCCCATACAGCGAGTACATCTGGATTTGGAGTCTTTTGTTGTTTAAAAGCTTTTTCAAGATCAGTCTGTTCCGGAAGTTGTGTCGGAGACAGAGTGCAACGAAGAACTCGTTCTGTGCCATCCTTCTTTACGAAGGTAACATTTGCGATTCCAGTTTGTAAAATACCTTTGAGGTATTCATTCCGCCAAGAAGCTTCGTTCTGGTCTGTCGTACCATTCAATGAGTTTGTCATAACCACCTACCTTTTCTGTGTCAATTATAATGAAAGGAACTGTTCTTACGTCCGGAAAGCTTTCCATAAACTCTTCGCGTGTAAGATCTTTTCCTATCTTCTTCTCTATATACTGTTGTCCTTTATTTGTAAACAAGTTTTTCGCTTGTACACAATAAGGGCAATTTTCTTTCGTATAGATCAATACATTCTTAACCATCGTTTGTTACTTTGCTGTAAATACCGGTTGAACGATTTTTTGGATTGCCCCAAACGGCATTTGCTTTGACTTTCATCAAGCGACACTTTGTGCTTGGACCAGGAACAGTAATCCATGGATTCTGGCCTTTGCGCCATGCTTCGAGTTTATTATAAGCAACTTCTCCTTCACTTCGCGCTTGACGAACTTCTTTTACTCCAGCGACGATATTACGACGCTGTCCTTTCGAAGTGACTGTCTTACGTGTTCTCTTTTTACCCATTATAATACCTCATTTTTATTGTTCATATACCATTATATAACACGTTTCTCAATTAATGTACACAGTTCATGTTCTCTGTCGATATACTTATATTCGACTTGAGTAGGATCCCATTCTTTCATGGCTTCGAAGACATCATTAGTATTCAAAGCACTGCACGTATATACATCGAGTTGAGCGAGAGCGGGTTCGCACTCATCCCAAACATGCAGAGCGATATGACTTGTCTCAATAATAGTGACGACAGTCAAACCACGATTACCAACCATATCAGAATACACCGCATATGGTCCCATTAAAATTTTCATATCGATTTGTTGAACGAGTTTTTTCATCCATGTTTCAATGGCTTCTGTGCATTGCGGGGGATTCTTGAGCTCTGCTCTTACAATCAAATGCTTATGTTCGAGTACCTTATCC